GACCGTAAACAAGTTGCTATCCTCGTCCGACCTTTCGGCAACCGCCAACAGTCCAAAAAAACTATTCGTGAACACGTATTGCTCACCGGTGAAAAGGCAATGCACCTCGGCACCCCTCCATTTCATTGTCGTTACTTCCATAATTCTTTCGTTAGTTAATGTTATTCGAGCCGTGGGGAGGCCTCGATCCTCCCCGAACCCCAAAGCACGGCTATTTATACCGCCTGATCACACGCAGGCATTTGCCCGTATCAGCGAGAATGCGGACGTCATCGTAATAAGGATAATTCACGAGTCTCGTCTGAGCTTCCAAAACCGCCAAGTCGAGGCTCTCGAAGTCACTCTTATAGAGGTATTTTGTCGCTTTTTTACCGTTCAGCATAACACTACTCGCTAAATAGTCCTGTCAAATATTTTGCGTCCATCGTTACCATCCAAGAGTTAGCCCCCGCGTTGCGGAAGGCTCTTTGTACCATACCGTTTTTTACAGCGGGTACCACAAAATCGGTAAAATACCGTTCACCGTCAAGGCTGAAAACCATTACAATGCCGTCCGTGCAAAAATTGGTTACATCCAATTTCAACTCCCCATTACGGAGGCGTTTGTCGCTAATTCTAATTCTCATTTCTAAAATGTTTTTTTAAAGTTGTTCGAGCCCCGTGCCGGAAACGAACCGGCACAACGCACCATGCGGGGCTATTATTATTTCTTACATAACTCCCTGAAGTGGCAAGCCGAGGCTCTCCTTAGGTAGTCCAGAGCCCTTGCCGGAGTCCAGGTCTCCCAAGCTCGGAATTCCTTTTCATCCGAGCCCTCTACTTTAACGAGGCGGCCGAGCACACCGGCACGGTTGTAATTGTCGTTGTGGAGGTGATCCACGATATATTTCGGAGTGACATCCTCCAAGCCAAGACCGTCCGCCTCGGCAAGTGATTCAACCATGCCCCAATTATCCCTGATGGTTTTGAGGCAAGATGATAATGACTTATGCTCTTTATTAACAAGAGCTCTAAAGTCCTTGAGCGCCTTTGCGCTGAAATTAGCTTTGTTCATGATGAATTAATTTTAATTGTTAAACGTTGAAAGGGCAGGCGGACTCGAACCGCCCCAAAGTACCATAACCCCCTAATTAATGCCACCAGAGGCCTCCGCCTCCACCCGTGCCAGCCGACCGCTATTATTATTATTTTGCTCACGCCTACTGACATCGTGACATACTGACAAATTGTCAGATTTTTCCGTGTGGTTCGGAAAACCCAAGGGCCTACTCTATTTGTACGCTTAAAGCGTTTCGCTAAAAGACATTTCGTCCACGCACAGGCACAGCACTCCCCTACATTTTCCGCACGGTTGTCAATATTGTCAAAGAGCTGCCAACTATATTTGGGAGGTTTCTTTCTCCTCTCCCAGAGGCTGTCTGAACTACTTCTTTTTTTGTTGACATTGCAAAGGTACGACAAATTTCTGTAATTGCAAACTTTTTTTTGCAATTTATCAAAATTTTTAGTTCAAAACCGCAATAGAAAGCACTCCAAGGCACTTTTATTTTTGACGAACTTTGAAATTTGATACACAACGACTCCGAAAAACTTTAAGACTCACGGTAACGCAATATATAGGCACACATACACGCACGTAGGCACACCGCAAACAAATACCAGACTTGACAAGAAAACGTTTTATTTTAGCCTGTAATACACGTTTACACCTTGAGTGGTACTCCGTATCATTTTTGGGGTGAAACGCGCTAAAAACGGCCTTAAAACGCTTTTTCAAAATGTTTCAAAAGTTGAAACATTAACTCATTGATTTTCAAGTAGTTACAAGATTCATTTCATCGTAATAGGGCTGTAACTATTTGATATTCAAAGGGTTGCGGGGGTTTTCAAGGAAAACCGAGGGTGCGGTGGTGTGACCCTGAAAAATTTTTTTTCGATATTTTCAGCCCTTACCCATAGGGAGCTTGTGCCAAAAAATGGCACAATGTAGTTTTGAAGCCGATAAATCTCTATCGCATAAGAAATCACCGCAAACTACATAGGTATAACGCATTGATTTGTGGTAAATTATGAAGATGTAGTGTAGTAATGTAGTTATATACACACGTAACATTAAAAAACTCTCCTGCGTATATATTATAGGAACGCACACAGACGAGAAAAAAGTTAGAGATGCCCTACACTGACTACACAACTACACTGGACGGCTGTAATTCATTCACTCTCCGTCAGTTGCGCCAGTGTAGTTTCAATGTAGTGTAACTACACTGAAAAGGGTGAAAAATGTAAGTAATTGATTATCAATAGTGGTCATAAATTTTTAAGTGTATAAAGATACATTCGTGTTTCCGGCACGGTCTTTGAAGGCTTGGGCGGGTCGTTATGGTAGCGAAGGAAAGTCTTCGTCTGGGGCAGGAGGTCCTGCTTCTGGCGACGGGTCGGAGGGGCACGATAGACGCCCTCACGCAGACGAGCCTCGGTGTTCTTACCGGGGAAGGCGAGTATGTTGTGTGCGGTTACGGGGAGATAGGGGTATGCGGCGGAAGAGGATAGAGGGCCGGTACGAGGTGACGGACGCCGGGGAGGTGCTCTCCGGGGGGCTTCCGCTGAGTCCGGTGCGTGGCGTGTGGGTCTCGATAGGGGGGAAGCGCAGGAGGGTGGACTGGCTCGTGGCGCGTGCGTTCGTGCCGAACCCGGAGGGGCGGCCGTATCTGGTTCACCTGAACGGTGACGTGCGGGACAGCCGGGCGGAGAACCTGGCGTGGAGCGAGTCGCCGCAGGTGTGGAGACGGGTCGGGAGGAAGGCGAGTCCGCGTCCGGTGGGGGCGTGGGACGGGGCCGGGAATCCCGCCGGGTCGTGGAGCGGCGTCGTGGAGGCGGCGCGGGCGACGGGTCTGAGGCCGTCCGGGATAAGGTCGGCCGCGGACAGGAAAGGTAGTTGCGGGGGGCTGCTATGGAGATGGCTGTGACGGGCCGGACGCGGGCCGAGGCGCTCGCGCGGCTGAAGGAGCTGATGTGGCGGGATGTCTGGCGGGAGGAGCTGGACCTGCCGGGCGTGGTGTACGAGGAGCTGGAGGGTGGCTCGGTGCGGGCGAAGGTGGATTTGGGAAGACTTAAATGATTTGGATATGGAAGAGATTGCGAAGAAGAGGCGGGGGAGGCCGCCCAAGGTCAAGAGTGAGCGGTCTGTGGCTCCCGAAAGGATGTCGCCGGAGGAGCTGGAGCGGGAGATAGCGGTGCTGACGGACAGGCTGGTGCGTTGCAGGCTCGCGCTGGACAGGAAGCGCGGCGACGTGCCGCGCGGGAGGGAAGTGGAGTTTGCGGATTTGGTGAAAGATTGATATATTTGCGGGTCTAAAAGGGGTGGCCCGGTGCGAGCGGGGGTGCGGGCGGCGCACACCGTCTTGGTCAGGCCGTGGATGAGTGAGGAGGGTTTCCCCGAAGGAATTCTGCCCTCCGATCCGAGCGGGGTACCGGGCGTAAATTTCATAGCCCCATCCTCGGCAGCCGCTCCGGCGCGTGGGGATTTCAGGTCCCCCGGAGGGTTCGAGTCCCTTGCGCGCCGCTCGTTATTGAAAAGAATCGATGGACTGGAAATTCATAGAGGACCGCCTCGTCGGGGTCCAGGAGCAGGCGGGCACGCTCGTCGGGCTGGGGGCGTCTGACGAGCGGGTGAACAAGCGTACGGAGGCCGGGCTGTGCAAGGTCTTCCGTCGGATGCTGTGCGGCGTGGAGGGCGGCGAGTCGGGCGGGCTTATGCTCGCCGACGAGGACGGGCAGCTGTACGGGTACAACGGGCGGTGGTACGAGCTGGTGACGGAGGAGGCGCTGCTGGAGCTGGTGATAAGGGTGATGGAGCGTCTGGACGTGGGGCTGGTGTACCACACGTCGTCGGCGAGGGCCGTCCGTGACTTCTGCGAGAACGCGCTGGTGGGGGAGTCCCGGTGCAGGTTCGTGCCGGACCGGCGGTGGGTGTGCTTCACGAACGGGGTGTACGACATCCGGGAGGGGCGCCTGCTGGGGTTCGGCCCGGAGTACGTGACGGACATGGTGATGGACTACGCGTTCGACGCGGACGCGAGGTCGCGGCTGTGGGATAGTGTGCTGGAGCGGACGGTCCCGGATCCGGGGATGCGGGCGGCGTTCAGGCAGTTCTGCGGGTGCATGCTCGCGGACAGAAGGGAGTACAAGATAGAGTACATAACGTTCGTGGTCGGGGAGGGCCAGAACGGCAAGAGCGTGATATGCAAGGCTGTGGTGAACACGCTTGGGAAAAGGGTGGCGAGCAGCTACAACCCGGAGCAGCTCTTCAAGAGCAGCCAGAGGGACTACCACCTCGCGGACGTGAACGGGAAGGTGGTGAACTACTGCGACGACGTGTCGAACAAGGACTTCTCCGGGGGCGACTTCAAGATGTTCGTGTCTGGGGCGCCTTTCACGGGGCGTCATCCGTACTCCAGGCGTCCGACGAAGGTGGACAAGGTTCCGCTGATGCTGTGCTGCGCGAACAAGATACCGCCGACGACGGACGACTCGGAGGGGTATTTCAGAAGGTTCCTGGTGGTCCTGGCGCCGAACAAGGTTGACGACCGTGACAAGGACCCGCAGCTGGAGCGGAAGCTGGCGGCTCCGGAGGTGAAGGCGGCGATATTCGACTGGATGCTGGAGGGCTACCGTGAGTTCGTGGCGAACGGTGGGAAGATAGACGTGCCGCAGTCGGTGCGTGATGTCGTGGAGGAGATGAAGGCGAGCGCGAACAGTCTGCGCAGGTGGCTTGACACGGAGGGGTATGTGGCCGCGGAGCCGAGGCAGCGGACCGGCGAGGGCTGGCGTCCGCTGAAGGAGTGGGTGCAGGAGTACATCAACTACTGCAAGGACTGGGGGGAGACGCCGAGGTCCAGGAGCGCGGTGACGGACATGTTCTCGAAGATGGGGGCGGCGAAGTCCAGGCGTGGTGACGGTATGTGGTACTATCTGGAGCGGAAGGTGGAGCTGCCGGAGGCTGAGGAAAAGGATGTGATGGCAGATTTGCCTTTTTAATCAATTAGTTATAATGAGCGAGTTTAAGTTTTTCATCAAGCCGGGGTTCAGGCTGAACCCGGATGAGAGGGTGGTGCGGGCGATAGTGAGGGGCGTGGAGAGGTGCGGCGGTCACTGCCCTTGCCACAACAGGTACGCTGGCACGGAATTTGATGTGTGTCCGTGCAAGGCGTACCGGGAGGAGGACGAGTGTTGCTGTGGGTTGTATATTAAAAATCAATAGGTTATGAAAATCACAGAAGAGATTCAAGGGTATCTGGAGAAAATCAAGGATTTCTCCGGCAACGAAGGATGCAGTGCGGTGTGCCTCGTGTCGGACGAGGATAAATACAGCGTCATGATAGGTGGCGAAAAAGTTCTGATTGTCGCGGCTTTGGCTTCTGAGGCGCAGAGGAATCCGGAATTCCGGGCGGTTCT